TCAAGTGTAGTTGAAAATACCCCAGCAGCAGTTGATACAAATTCATAAGACTTAGTTGCTTCTATTGAATTTTGGATTCCAGAACCAACAGTAGCACTTGTAACAGTAGAAGTTGTAAGTCCAGCAGCATCGCTTGTAATATAACCAGTAACTCTGCATATTTGAGCTAAATTTGTTCCTTTATAGTCTTTAAGTTGGACTGTGACTAAAATAGTTGCAGCAGTTGCACCTACAGTAATAGTGGCACTAGCAGCTACACCTTTTTCCCATCCAATAATATGTTGAGTTCCCATATTTTTTTCTCCTTTAATTTAGTTTTGAAAGCGGGAGTAAGTCTCCCGCTTAATTTTATTATCTAGTAAGTTTAACTAATTGATGTTGCACCGGAAAGTATTTGTACTCCCCAGACAGCATTAAGCACTTTCATACATACGTGAGCTTTCCATCCAGCAGTACTGAACATTTCTAATGGGTCGCCAGTTTGTGTTTTACTATGGAAGATTAGTTGGTCTTGTACACCTTGAATTCTTACACCGGCATAACATTCTTGTCCGAAAATAGGTGTATGGAATACAGCACCAGCAGCAGCATATGTTCCCATTGTGCCAGCAGTACTTCTCCAAGGTAGTGTATTCATAACGAATCTTACTCCACCCCAACTTCCTACTTCTCCATTATACAGTTTTTTAACACCAGAGTAAAGGTCGGCATTAATCCAGTTAGTATCGTTTCTGATATCGTAAGCTGTGAATGGTGATAACACTCCTATAAAGTATCCATCTTCTTTTGCAAGAGCGTGGTTACTTAATAGTACTACCATAGCTTTAGCTACAGCAGCACATGTTAGTTCATCAGCAGCAGTAAGTGCAGTTGAACTTGCAGCTTTAAATGTGTCACCGATAGCACATGCTTCGTTAAGTGCGTAACTAGGTTTAGTTGTAGAAAGTGTGATAGTTGGGTCTGAATAACTTGCAATATATCCACCCATTCCTTTGTTATTTCCAGATGTAACTACAAGTACTCCACCAGCAGCAGGAATTGTAGCTGTTAAACTATCACCAATTACGATTGTTGATTCTACAGCAGTTCCATCTTCCGCACCTGTTGATTCATAAGTTGCACTTCCATCCACTCTCATTGGGTATAGGTTCTTAACTATTGCTTCCCAATACATTCTATCAATATATTTTCCTCTATGTATTCCAAGTGATGCAGCTTTAGTTGATAATTCTGGGTCAATAGAAATTAATCCAGCAAATTCAGATACAGCTAATACTTTTCCATGAATACCTACAGTAGCAGTTACGTTTTGGAATTGTAGTGTATCTGGGTCTGGGCTTATTCCTTCTGTTAGTTCAGCTATTGTTACGCCTAGAGGAATAGTTTTCCACCATTGTACAGTAGCACCGCTATATTTAGGAATGTCTTTACTTTTTAGAGCAAATTGTTCTAAAATACAGTAAGGTTTTTCTGCTTTAAGAGCTACCTTATCATAATATGTATTTATTAATTCTGTTGTATTAGTGCTGATGTTTCCTTCCATATCAGCAAATGCTATTAATACAGGAAGCATTAAAGCATTCTTAAAAATACGTAATAAGAATTTTAATATTTTTGACATTTCGTTGTCTTTCTCCTTTTTTAGTTTTCCCCTAATGTCCCACTATTTAATCGTTTACTTTAACTCCTCGTCTAAGGAGTTCTTTTCTAATTACAGCCATTCCTGTGTCTGGGTCAGCAGCTTGAATTTGTTCTAATGTTAAAGTTTTCTTACCTTGTATAATCTTTACAGGTCTTGCTCCTTCAACATATGTTTGATTTTTAATCTCATCTTCTGTGGCTGTTGTTTCATTCTCTTTCGTTCTGATGTTTTTCTCTCTAATCGTAGCATACTTATCGAAATCTCTATTTCTAAATACATCGTAAGCATGTTCAAATATTTGTGTCCCATATTGTTTCCACCAATCTTTGTTGGCAGATATGAGAGCGTTCACTTCTTTTGCTACATAAGGAACAACATCAACTTTGTGCAGTTCTGTTAATCTATCAATTTCTTTTTTGTTAGTTTCAATCGCTCTGCTTCTTGCTAATGGTTTAGTAAGGATTTTTACAACTTGTGCTAGTGCTTTCTCTGGTTCTGTATTGAATGTTCTGAACCATTCAGCTCTTTCTTCCGGTGTCCAACTTAAGACTTCTGGCATAATCCGCTTTTCAATCTCTTGAAGATTTAAGTTATCATCTGCTTCCTTTTTTGTTTTAAAATCCTTATTCTCTTTTCTTAATGTTCCTAATTCGTCAGTTTGAGACTTCTGCAATTTCTCTAAATTCAAATACATATCTTGTAATTCTTCTGCTGTCTTATTTCTAAGTCTTGGGTCTGGTTGTATTTCTTCTATTAATTCAACAGGTGGTTTATCATTTGGGTCTATTTCTAGGGCATCTACTAAATTAGATTTTTTTATAGGCTTACTCTCAAACTCTTTTGCTTTATTTCTACGATTTACTTCCGCTTCTATTTGTTCTAACGAAAGGTTGTCCTTAACTTCATCGCCCTTTGATATTTCTCCCTCTATAGGGATATCAATAAGGTTATCAATTTGTTTTGACATAATTTTCTCCTATTTATATTTTTTCAGTATTTCGCTAGCATTCGTAGCTAACTGGAAACTGACTCCAATTTTTTCTAATAATCTTCTAATAAATGTGACTACTGCTTGGTTATAATATATATCTCTTTCTTCTTTAGATATAAGTAAAGCATTCATTGCTGCTTCCATTTCCTCGGTGATATACTTTTCTACCAATTTCCAACCGGGACTTCCCCTCATCCCAGCTAACTGTTCGCCACATTCTACTTCTATTTTCAATCCTTCTTTTATTAAATCTTCTTTCTTTTTCCGTTCTTTTTTTAATTCTTTTTGTAAATCCATTTATTATCCCCTTTTAAAATTATTCATTTTTGCTCCCACACCACTTGGCATAGAGCTCAAAGCAGGTGAGGCAGGGGGAGCTCCTCTCGGAGCAACCTCACCCGCATTACTCGGAGTGGGAATTCCGGTTTGAGCTCTTATTTCACTCATCATTTTTCTAGAAGCTTTTTGTTTGTCTCTAAGTTCTTTTAACTTAGGTAGTAATAAATCTATATCTTCAAATTGCATTAATTGAGCTATTCTCTTAATAACTTCTTGTATATCTCCAACAGGTTCCATTTGAGGTTTACCATCTGCTCCCGGAACTTGTTGTCCATTTTGTAAAACTGGCACTACAGTGTCTCTTAATATTTGTAAGAATTCTAATAGATTTCTAAGTTCTATTTGTTTCTCTGAAAATACTGTAACTCCTCTTGGTATAAAATCTGGGTCTCCTACTAATGCTAAATCTTCTTTGGTAATAGTGTTTCTACCACCAAACATTTTACTCCATTGTTCAGCTCCATCTTTACCTAGTACCTTATAAGCCATACTTTTAGGGAATAATTGTACATCTAATTTGTAGAAAATACTTAACATCTGTTCCCAAGCAGGTTCAAGTTCATGTTTAACTACATGTTTTATCGGTTCAGCTGCATTGGCTTGTTGTATCTGCGTTCCACCTAATGTCTCATGCATTTGCCCTTTTTCACTAACAGGTGAAATAGCAGGAACAGCTTGCGATAATTTCATGATTCTTTGGTCTAACATTTCAATAAATTTTATTAGCGGTGATAATGCGGAAGCTGCGGATGTAGTATCTATGAAAGATAATGCTTTTCTAACATCTTCTACCATAGAGTTTGCAACAAACATTTTACCCGGATGTGTAATAAGTGTTCCAGACAATCCAGATATTTGTTGTGGGTTAATAATACCCATTGGGTTACAAATAATATTGATAGCGTCACTTAACTTATTATGAGCATTGGTAAGTTCTTCTGCCATTGCTTCGATATCTTCACCAGTACCAATACCAAAACGTTCTGTAAGCATTCTATCTTTGCAACTTTCAAAGAAAATATTTCCACAATCGTATGGATATGGTTTGGCTCTTAGTACTACTTCTCTATTCCCTAATGTAACAATAGCCTCAACATAGTCATCTTCGTAAGGGTCAATCTCAGAAATTTCATCTAAGGTTCCCTCTAGGAGTGATTTAGGAACTTCTCCATGATATTCCATTAATTCGACACGTACATCTAATTGTTTATCTTCTATTGGTAACTGTATTGTTGGAATAATAAGGACTGCATCATCTTCACTTGGTTGTCCGGTATCTTTGAGGTCTATTACATTCTCATAAATGTTTAATTTTTCTTGCCGTCTTAACTGACTAATATATACATCTCTAGTAAGAATTATTTTCCAACTATCTAATCCGACTGCTGCTGGGTCTGGAAAAAAATGGAAAATATCTAAAGTACGCATATCCGCACCATCAAATGTGATTTTACCCTTTAAATTACTCTCTTTCTTCCAATAACACATTGCAGCAGTATATCCATACATTTCAAATTGTTTAGTATAATTTCCCCATTCTCCGAAGAATCCACCTGTTCTTTTGCCTATATTTCGTAACTGATATTTTAAGATATCTTTTAATATAGGTATCTTTTCCTCATCCTCTAAATCTCCGGGTTTTATATCAAAAGAATCAATCCCCTTACTAAATAGGATATTCATATATAATGGAACCTTAACACGTGAAATCTCTTTCAATGTAGAACATGTATAGTTACTTTGCCAATCTTCTTTTACATCTGAGCGAGTTCCCTTATAATTAAGATAATGTTCCTTCCATTCATTTTGATACGGTTCCATCCCTTCTTTACCATACATATACTTCTCTAATACATATTGTTTAAGTTTTTCCCTTTTTGAATATTCTTTAATTTCTATAGGTTCTTCACTCTTTAGAAACTCTGCTCTATCTGTCATAAAATCTCCTTATTAATAACCACTATATCTATTGCTATGTGCCTTAATATATTCCATTTGTTTATTCATATCTACAAAATCATTTTTACCTAAAATTCTATCTGATTTCTCTGCAAGACCAAAATATCTCATAGAATCAGAACCATGACTGTGTTCATCATGTTTCGGTGTGTCCATCCACACTTTTAGTGTGTTATTCCATGCTTTAGTATAGTTTTCTAAATGTCCAATAAGCAATCTACACTTTTCTTCATCAAAGTAACATCTAGGAATTATAGTTCTTACCGCTGCAAGTCCTTGTTGTAGATTAGTCTTCGGTAATGGTTGGAAATGTAATCCTAAACTATGTGCTATTTGTAATGTAGATTTACCATCTGCTGCGAAACTTCTTGCTCTTACATCGTGTGGAGCGTAGTGGTTTCCATAATAATATCTTTTTTCTCTTGCTTTATCTTGAAGAATTTGAGCATAGAATTGTACTCCTTCTCCCATATTTTCGTAAAAATCAATAAGACGATATTCATTATATATCTTTTGGAAAAAGATTATTGAGCAGAAATCATTTACTCCAATATCCCAAGCAGTATGTACTGGTAGACTATTATCAAATGCAACCTTTCTAATTCTATTTTCTTGTCTAGCATCTTCCATAAGTTTAGCATAATAAGCACCGGCAGTACCCATTCTAAAACTACAATAGTATTCTTGTTGGATAAATTCCTCTGGAACACCACGTGCTCTAAGACTATCAATTTGTTTCAATGTGATAACAGGTTCGCCATCTGCCCTGCGAGTTTGGTCTATTGTACGTAACATATGGAACCAATCTGGGTCTCGTTTTGCGTGTTCATATAAATAATAACCATGGTTTTTACCATTAGGTGTATATAAGAATTTAGCCCATCCACCATTTTCTAATAAAATAGGTTCGATAGTGTCCCATGCTCTTGGGTCTTGTAAAGCATATTCAGAAAAAGTAGCACCTACACAGTTAGTCCCACGGATAGCATCAAAGTTATCAGTACCAATTAACTGCATAATACTGCCATTAATGAACTCTATCTTCATTTCTGTTCCATTAATTTTTCTGATTAAATCAGGTGGAAAATAGTTTATAAATCTGCGACCTTCACTTGTCATGCCATCCCAGATAACCTTCTTAGCCTGTGCAAAAGTTGGAAATAAATAATAATAAACACCAACTCTTTGTATAACGGCTTTTGCCATGTCATTAACAGCGGTTAAATCTTTTCCGGCACGTCTGTGTAAAATGTAGACTTCTCGTAGGTAACCAAGTTCTCTAGCTGTAAGCATAGGTATTTGGTAATCACGTGGGATAAATTCATGCGGTAGCTTTATTTGTCTCATATATATGGCGAATCAAGTAGGATTTGAACCCACATTTTCTGGTTTGGAGCCAGACGTGTTAGCCAGCTTGTCACTATTGACCCGAATTTCCTTTATGTTAAATCTATTGTTCTAGTAACTGAAAGTAGCGGTTCTTTAGGAGTTGATTTCTCTACTTTTTCGTCTCTAATACTATTCCTAAATTGTGCAAAATCTGTGACCATCTTATCTATTGGTTGTCCGATATGTAGGTCTTTAAACCTCAAACTAAAATAAGTCTTTAGATAATGGTCTCCGTAGATAATCTCTAAAATAAGTTTTAGATTATCTATTGTTTTCATATTCATAGTTAGAATCCCCCTTTTATTTCTTCCCATACTTCTTTAATAATTCTCATAATATTATGTGGACTCATATCTAATAAGTCGTCATAAACTTCTTTATCACTTATGTATTCATCAAAATCTTCAACTATTCTTTTATAGTCTACTTCTTTGTTTCGCATGCTAACCCCCTTTAAATGGTAGCGTAACAGGGACATCGAACCCTGATTTCTTGGTTGAAAGCCAAACGAATTAACCTTTATTCGACTACGCCAAAATGGTGGAGAAGGGGAGAATCGAACTCCCCACAGTCTGCTTGCAAAACAGTCTCGCCCCCTTGGAACATGCTCCCCCAAAATGGTAGAAGTACACAGAATCGAACTGTGGTTTTCTGCGTGTAAAACAGATGTTCTTCCGTTAAACTACACTTCTATAATGGTGCCAGCGGGCAGATTTGAACTACCGAACCCGAAAGAACTGTTTTACAGACAGCCTGCTTTAACACTTGCATACACTGGCATAATTCCGGGAACGCATAACGCTCCCTTTTCTTTTTCTACACATGGTAGATAAGATGGCGGACATAATCAGTAACGAACTGACATCTTCTTGCTTGACAGGCAAGTGCTTTGCTTTAAGCTATACATCCATATGGTGCCCAATCTCTGATTCGAACAGAGAAAACCTAGTTTCTAAGACTAGTATGTATGCCAGTTCCATCAATCGGGCATATCTTTTAATAGAAAGTTAATATCAATAATAGCATGTATTAAATCTACAACTTTGTCTGATAAACTATTACCTTCAAGATTGTTAATTAGTGCATCCCTAAATGCTTCTAGTTTTTCTTTATTTGTCATAATTTCCCCCTTATTTAAAATGGCGGAAGCACTAGGATTCGAACCCAGACGGATATTACTCCTTAAATAGTTTTCAAGACTATCCCCTTACCATTCGGTCATACTTCCTTATAAATTCAAACTCCAACCCACAAATAGACAAAAACCTATAAATAGACATATACCTAAAAATATTATATGCATCCATCCAAATTCTATTTTCATAATTCTTTCTCCTTCTAAAATGTGGCGGAAGAAGCAGGATTTGAACCTGCACGAGTGTTACCCCGGCGGTATAGCAAACCGCTGCAATACCATTATGCGATTCTTCCTTATATTTGGAATGCTTATTCGGATTCGAACCGAAAATCTTTTGGTTCGTAGCCAAATGTTTTGTCCGTTAAACTATAAGCATATGGTGCCCCCGGAAAGACTTGAACTTTCAACCAAGTGGTTAAAAGCCACCTGCTCTACATTGGAGCTACGAAGGCATGGTGCATCCTGCTGGTCTTGAACCAACATCTTCCGACTTATGAGGTCGTCTCTTTTCGTTTAAGCTAAGGATGCTAATATGGAGTGCTCGGCAGGAGTCGAACCCGCCTCGTGTGGGTAGAAACCACCTGCACATCCGATTTGCTACGAGCACATATTTGGAGCGGATATGCAGACTCGAACTGCAATCTATCGGGTGGAAACCGCTAATAATACCTTTATACGATACCCGCTAATTTTATCTTTGCCACACCTTCTTATCTGGGTGAGCAGAAAGTGCTTTTTGTACTGCCCCTTCGTAAGTACTTGCCATCATAGCAATAATGTATTTATCTACATTTATATCACATGGGTCAGCGTCTATTTTTATCATTTCAATTCTAAATATTCTTTTATTCATTCTATATTCCTTATTATTTATATATGGAGCCCATAGTACGGAATTGAACCGACATCCCCTGATTACAAAACAGGGATAATACCATTATACTATACAGGCATATATGGTACCGAAACTTGGAATCGAACCAAGATTAATCGCTCATCAGGCAACGGTTCTACCATTGAACTATATCGGTAAAATGGTTGGGAAGGTCAGATTCGAACTGACGACTTCTCGGTTCCAAACCGAGAACGCTGACCAAGCTGCGTTACTCCCCAATATGGTAAAGGAGAAAGGAATTAAACCTGTTATCTCTTGGTTCAAAGCCAAGTGTTCTTATCGTTGAACTACTCCCTTATAATGGCTGTGGAAACAGGTTTCGAACCTGTATAGTTCTGCTTAACAGGCAGACGCATTACCAGTTATACTATTCCACAAAATGGAGCGAATGACAGGATTCTAACCTGTGAACATTTGTTTTGCAAACAACTCCCTTAAACACTTGGGTACATCCGCTTATAATACTTTTTTTTTCGAAACTTAACCCACACTATCTCGTCATGCGATACCCTTCTACTGCATAATCGCTTCCCTTACATTGTTTGTAAACCCCTATTTATTCTTTGTAAACTTTTGTATGTAATAAGTGAACCCCTCACCTACCACGATGGACAGTCCCTCTAAGTGAACCTACACTGCCCTTCCCTCATATGGGGTGACGTGAGGAAGAATTGAACCCTCTTTTCCACGTTCACAGCGTGGGGTACTAACCATTGTACGAACGCCACAGTTGGTGGAGATAACGTGATTCGAACACGTGTCCAGCGGAACCTGTAACCGGGAGCTATCCCAGAATGTAAAGCTGTCGAAACCTTATATCCCCATAATGGTAGCAGAGGACAGAATCGAACTGCCCTTCCAAGCTTATGAGGCTCGTAAACTCAACCAGAGTTTTCTCTGCCTTATTATTTTTTATTCTTTTGATAAAAAATCTAATTGTGTCTTATATGGTTTTTCTAAAAAAATGTAACTAAATCCATTCCAAGATAACCATTCTGCTATTTTATCGCCGGGATTAGCTAGATGTCCACCTTCAATATAATTACCTTGGTGAACCAATACTCCATGATGTTGAGCTATTAAAAAACCATTTACGTCAAAGATACCTGCTCCACTTGAACCCGGTGCTGATGCTATATCAGTCTTGACTTGGTCATTCCAACCTAAACCAGAAGCCCATACTCCTAAATCTAATCCTGTTTGATTGATTCTTCCTCTATTCGTACTAAATGGTAAGGCTAATGGTGCATCTCTACTCCAAATCCTCTCTCCTACTTGGCAAGGTGTTTGTCTAAATGTTGCATAAGGTTGAAAAAATACATTATCTACCTGTAATACTGCTACATCTAATCCTTTATCATAAGCTACCACTTTAGCATTAATCTGATAATGTTGGTCAATTTTACACTTTATTTCCATAGTATTTTTAGTTGCTACATATCCTGTTGTTTCCATTGTTCCTAATTCCATAAACTTCTGCTTAATTGGTCGAGAACCTTCCCTGATTGTCATTTGTGGTGGGTATGTAGATTTTATTATATCGCTTTCAGCATATACATTTATTGGTTTGAACCTACTTCCCAGACTTAATTTATCTATAAGCGGTTCAGCTACATGATAATTTGTTAGTATAAGTGTTGCTCCGTATATTCCTTTTTCCTTAGACTGTAATGGTTCTGGTAAAACAGCGGAATAAATTATTACACCACTACCATAGATTGCAATTTCTACCTTTTCTTCGTCTTTTGTCTGCCATTCTCCATAAACAACTTTGTACCCTAATTTATACCACTCTTTCTCGTCATCACTTAATTTATCAATCTCTTTGTCGGTCAATTTCTTTCCTTCTTCATACTTATACCAAGTCAGAGTATTATAAGTATATACTACAGGTATTCTAATTTGTACACCTACAGATTCAACAAAAGTTTGTACTGCTAATTCGTCTACTGCTGGGGTGGGGTATCCATCAGCTAAAACAGGTATGACTAAAGACATTACTAATAACATTATTATTAATATTTTCTTCATTTCTTCTCCCTAAAGACTTCTTCTGCCTTTTCTTTACATGATTTACATAAAAGTTTGTGATGATAAGCTCCTTGAATTAAATGACCATCGTAATACTCTACTCGTTCCATAAATTCTATTGGTAATAATCTTTTACATTCAAGACAATGACCAAATTTATTCATTTATCTCACCAATATTATCTTTTTAATTTCATATATGCCATCAACTATTTTATAATATACTATGGCAGAATAATCTTCTATTCCTGAGTCCCAGCATATATATATTTTGTTATCTTTACTTCCCATTATTTTATAACATCTACTTCAATTATCTTTTCATCTGTTTGTTGACCAAGATAGTTAGTAATAATTATTTGAATTGCCTCTTTTGTCTTTAAATCTTTATCACCAGCATTAGAGACAAATTTATCTAATACTTTACCCATTAGTTTTGGGTCACTATAAGCCATTCTTATAGCCTGTACTAATATTGGTACTCCATATTCCTGTCCAACATGTTGTACAGCATCTAGGAAATCCCCAACTAGTAATGGTTTCTGACGTTGCTCTTTATTTCCTATTGCAAAAGTTCCATCTGGATTACGACCAACCCTAGTCCAATTAGCTACTTCATTTTTTTTCTTGTCTAAGATTTTCATTATGTTTTATTCCTTACAAGATATTTTGTCGCATTCATTGTTAACTCCGAGTTATCTTTGAAAAATCCTATACCTAAATTACATTGTCTGCAAAGCAATCCTCTGATTTCATTGGTTTCGTGGTTATGGTCTACAAAAGCATCAGAAGAATTTTTGAATTCTTCTCCACAAATAGCACATTTGCCATCTTGTACATCCCACATTGATAACAAATTCTCATAAGATAAATTATATTTTCTTCGAAGTTCCCCATTTCTGATATTTTTAGGATTATCTTTTTTCCATTGTTTATTATATTCTCGTAAATAAATTCTATTATCAATGTAATATTGTTTCATCCGTTCTTTTATTTGTTCTCTATTTTCTTTCTGATATTGTTTGTGGTAATTTTTTCGGTCAAATGCCATTACTTTTCCTTTAATTTTTGGTTAGTTTTAATTATCTCTTTTATAAAATCTGCATTATCAACAATAAATGCGTATATACCATTCGCAATCTTTGCTACTATATGTTCAGTTCCTTCTACATCATAATGTGTATGTATACCATGTAATACTTCATGAATCAATATTGAATGTTGTTTTTGTTTTGTTACATCTGTAGCAATATCTATTGTGCATTGGTCTGTTTTTATAGTACCATTTACACGTTTCCCGGTCTCATCACGTAAATCGTTTATAAAGTTTACTTTGAAAATTTGTCCCCCTATTTTTATGTTCATGCTGTTCCCCCTGTTGTATCTGTCCATTGTGGTACTGTTTCATAGTAATATGGTACACTAGTTCCATAATTTTTATCCCAATAATACCATGTTGGATAAAACCTATTCCAATTCGGATAGTATCTATATGGACAATTCCAACAATTCCAATTAAAAGCACAATAATTACATGGATTATAAGGTGGCACATATGAGAGAGAAGGTATGTTTAACCGTCTTTTTATCTCCCTTAACTCATCCATTATTTCTTCATGTTCTGTTTTCTTCCAAACACTAGTAACCGAACCGCTAGCGATTGTATCTTTTTCTATTCTTACATATTCATTCATTTAATCACCCTCTGTCCACATTCTCCACATATCCCTACCACTCTCAGAATCCTTTCAGTTGCTGTTTCGATTTCATCATTTTTTTCTTCTTGGTTTTTGATATGCCAAATATGCCAGTCTACTTCACTCAAAATCTGTTCTATTTCATATCTTATATCTTTCATTTTTTCCCCCTATATAAATATGATATAACCCCGGCTGCAAATGCTATTGACAGCCAAAATAGTAATTCTGTATACTTATTCATTTTTCCCCCCTTAATAAATTCCTTTACAGGTAAACATAATAGTAGAACCTAATATATTAAAACAATACTTTGTAACGGTTGGTATTGAATACCACCTATTGTATTGCCCAATGCTCCACATTTTATAGTGACCAAATTCAAGTTTAAATTTGCGTAGAAAAATATATACTTTCATAATTTCCCCCCTTAAAACTTGAAATTATCTTTCAGAACTTGATACCACCCGATTGATAATCTTGTTATTTCATCTTCTGTTAAAGTACGCATATTGTAATTAGCATCTACTATATGAAAAATCTCATGTATGAATGTTTCTTCTATCTCTGATTTAGCACTCAATAAATCTCCACGATATCGTTTACACATATATATAATATTCCTATGGTGGTCACTTTCTCCGACTAAACCTTTGTTTGATAATCTTTCATCATCCCATACCACTTTATAGATATGTCCAGCTACTTTTATATTATCTGGTATTTTCATAGTATCCCCCTATTTTCTAAATAACAAAATAATTATTAAAACTATTCCAACTATTAAAGCTCCTATTACAAACGCTCCCCAATTCATAACAAATCCCATCTCACATGAATAACACATAGACATAATCCCCCCTATATTCAATGTTACTGTTAATATTATATCATACTTTCACCCAAATGTCAAGTGTTTTTTCACAAATAATTGCAAATAATTGGACACACTCCACTTAATTAACAAAAGTGTATATTATATGCACTCTGAATGTACACTTTCTAGGTTCATGCCCTATATAGTGGACATATAGGGTAGATTCAGCAAACGCTGAAAGTATGATTTTTAGCACGTTGACTGAATTCCGGATTAAGTACAGATTAGTACCAATAGGGGGTATTATATTCTAGATTATACTGAATTTATACTACAATCCTGCATATTTAATATTGTATATTTGATATACAGGATGGTTCGCAGAGAAACCTTTTATTGGTACGGTGGAGCACCCCCATTTTGGTCATATATAGCAACACTTGTGGAAAAGTGTGTAGGTTTGCGAAACGGCGATATTGGCGATAATTTGGCATTTTGTGGGTGGGAATGTCCCCTCTAGGAGTCCCGCTTCCCTACGATTTCCGATGCCCTACCCCCAAAACCACATACGAACATATGCTCACATACACACAAAACACACGGAACGCCTGTATATACACGTGTTTCCACGCCTGTTGTGTCTTGTGAGCTGGTGCTAACACCAACACACACAGGCAGGTGCTATGTGCTGGTGCTATGGGCTGGTCATAGGTGTTGGTGCTATGTGTTGCGTATGTGAGCAGGTGTTGGGATGAGGGAATTGCCATACCAACGCATACACGGACACGCTTACACACGTGTAACACGATACACACGCACACACGACTACATTATTTATGCTGGCTTCTCTTTATACTCTTGTGTATCTATTAGTCTATGATTATATTCCTTTCTTGCGGTAGATAGCAAAATTAGTAGCAGGTGCTAAACACCAGATACTATGAGCAGGTCATATGTGCGAACAAATGTGTGAAAATGAACAGGCGTTCACAGTTCGCTGATGAATTATACTACACGCCTGAATACACCTGAATACACGCCCGCTACGTGCCTGAATACACGTGAATACGCCCAAATGTTGTTCTTGATACGCAGGCGGGAGTAATCGGCTTCAAATTTCCAGATGTGCTATACTTTTGGCACTGCCAAAGCAGGCAGGAAAAAAAAACGAAAGCGAGGTTAAAAAAAATGCAAAGCGAAAAGTTAGACCAGATACTTGACACACTCGATACAGACCAGATACTTGAAGATAATGCTAATCTTGACTTGATATGGCGTAAACTTGAAAACGATGAGCCAATTAGTCAAGCCGACTTGAACGCAATTCAAGACTATTACTTTAAATAAATAAAAAAAAAGAGGTTAATTATTATGTCAAAAGTTAGTAAAGTCAGTAAAATATTTAAAATCTTTAAGCAAAAAAATGAGAATTGCTCATTACGAGTTTTCCCAAAGCACTATATACTTAAACAAGATAATTACACTAAAATCTTTGAGAGTAAGTATAGCTTACTATGCTATATCGAGAGGAGATTATAATTTATGAAAAGCTTTGAGTTATATAAATTAATAAAAAATGGCATAACGTATAAAATTAACGGTAATGACCATACGTTAGACCAGATAAAAGAGAGGGCAATTTCGAGCGAAAAAATCAAAAAAATGGTTACTCTATCAATCGAAAAAATGGAAATACAAAAAACGTATGCAGTGATTAACGGCGATGATAAATTATTAATACTACGTATTAATACGAGTGTGTATTTTATAATAACTTGCTTGGTCAATACTATGCAAGTAAAGAAAGATACAATTAAACTATACGTTTAGTAGCTGGTGCTAATAGCTGGTGCTAAAACCAACTGGTTCGCAGTGCGAAATATAATATCTTTCTTTCTTATCTAAAGTATGAACTGTAAGCAATAGGCGAAATTTGCAAAAAATTGCAAGCTGTGATATGATTATAACGGCTCGAAAAAAGGGTCAAAAAAAAATAAAGCGAGGTAAATTAAATGTTAACTAAAGAGTATTCAAATTGTAGAGTAACTATTGATGAAAAGAACATCTTAACTGCTGTTATTGATTTAAATAAGAATGTTGGATTGAGTAGCACTACAAAGAGTATTAATGTTGGCACTACTAACGGAAATAGCAAGATACCACATAAGGATAATATACTAAATCTGGGGATTAATTGCTATGTTAAAAATCCAAAGTATGTAGTAACTGCCGAAGATAAGAAGCACTATAAAGAAATATATACCAAATAACAGTAAAGCAGGGAATTATCCCTGCTGGTTGCAACATAGTTTGGTATATACTATGTGGAAACACCAAAATATACTCATATAGTAGGATAACAGTATACTTATCCTACTGGTTTTGAGCATTCTATTGGAGTATGGTGATTATATGATAGTCCTCACACTACTATATATAATGTCGAACATAATACTCCAACGGTTATAGTAGATAAAAAGGAGTGATATTATGTTTATAAAGGAATATAAGAATGATTTATTATACCATTACGCTTGTAAAAAATGTGGTAGAACGTGGAATGATGACGGAGAAGAAATAACTGATATATATTTAAGTAATAAAATATATGAGAGTGAAACAACACTTATAGTAATATGTCCTATGTGTGAAAAAAAATAATAAAATAGGTGGTGATTGGTGATGATATGTAGAACGTGTGGAGAAGAAATAAATTTTGACCTTGTAGAAATAGTAGCTCGATGGAACGATGTAACAAAACAGTGGGATAGAGGAACTGATACATATGAACAACCTATGTGTGGTGATTGTGGTAGTTTTGATATTGAAGATAGAGAATTTGTTATTAATGAATAAAGCAGGATAATACCCTGCTGGTTCTAATAAATAAAAGGGTGGTGAGAAAATGACGGTTAAAATTATTAGAGATACCGACGATAGTTTTGAACGAGAGAAAACTAAAATGTTTTGTGAGGAATTGGAAAAACAAAAACCAAAAACTAAAGAAAATCAATTACGAAATGCCTTCAACAGGATACTTGAAAGTCATTTGAGAGACATTGGGACACTTGATGATATGTGCAGTATATATGTAATTTTCGGAAGTCATATAAAAGACATTACAGAAGAATTGTTGAAAGAAGTATCTATAAGAGTATATATAAAGGGGTGATGATGTGAATATAGATATATTAAGAGAAGAATTTAAGCATTTTTTTTGGAAGTGGATTAAACTTGATGATAAATTAGCAAAGTTAGAACTTGATAAAATAGCCCTAAAAATCAATAAACTAAAGGAAAAACTGGGGTGATACTGTGAAAAAAAGAGATGTATTAGCAAAAGCCAAATTGTTGAGAGCAGTTCGCAGGCGAAACATAAAATTCAAAAGCCATAATTTTGTAGTTAAAACATTGAGTAGACCAACACCAATATTTGATAGTATGACACAGGCAATTAAAGACCAAATCATTAACTTAATGAATATAAATAAAAGACTCATTAAAGAAAGGAGAAAAAGATGAGAGTAAAGCAATTTTATGCAGTGAATCAATTTATTTTGAGGGATGATGAGGGGAATGAATACTTCCAATCGTATGACTCTATAATAGTCAAGATAGATACTAATGGTAAAGTTACTTTAGGTGAAAATTGGGACTATTCTAAAACCACTGGAAAATATCGAAACCTTTATTTAGGAGAATACAAAAAAGAAACACAAAAGAAAATTGACAGCGGGGAATATGAATTAGATTCTACCTTATAGGCAAAAAATAAATTTGACAAATCGCAAAAAGTGTGCTATAATGAGCAAAATTTAAAAAGGCGGTGAAAAAAATGAACGGCTATAGCGGAGTTATAGATGATAAGACTTGTCCTCTGTATGAGTTTGATGAGTTATTAGACGATACACAATCAGATGTTATAGTAGAATATTTGAAATCGTCTACAATGTATGAAGTTGCTATTGACGATTTAAGACATATGAAATTTAATGCGAATGGTAAAATATTAAGGGGGTATGATGAAGAATGACAGATAATTTAAAACAAGAAAATGAAAGAATTAAGGGAATGGATTTCTCCGACATCCCAATGGACAAACAAAAGAGGATGATAAGGATTGTGAAATTGTTTCGGGACACTCCACTTTTACGCCAACAGACAATGTATGAAGGTATGAAAACGATTAAAGCCATTAATCCTGAATTAGAGGGCTTTGTAGAATTCGAAACAGCAATGGCTATGATACAAGCAACTGTTGCTCACGCTATCCATTTTCTAATAGAGAATGACTATTTAAAATACTGTGAAGGAGATAGCAAATGAACTACAAAGACTGGAAAACAAAAGAGCAAATAGAAGAATTATTACGAAATGCAGTAGAAGGAGAACCAATATTAAGTAATGATATAAAAGAAGGAGATGTATTTGTCCAAACCAACGGATGGGTAGGAGAGATGGTAGACAATATGAAAGGAAATACCAGAGTTGCTAATATACACGGATTTTTCACAGAGGCATTCTGTATTTATGTATGGGACATATCACAAGTAGCTAAAGATGGAGTATTGCGAGATATTAAACTAACACCAAAACAGTGGAAAGATAAAGAGAGAATAAGTAGCGGGATGGTCGATATTTGGTGAGCAGGGACTTCCCTGCTTGGTTACATACCTAAAGGGGGTGAAATGTAATGGATATAATAAGAGGAAATATTAAGTCCTATGAGGACATTGAAGCAATGTTGAGAGAAGATGAATTTATCAATGATGACGACAGAACTTGGTGGGAAGGTGTAGTTTATGGGTGTTATCTGTGTGGGGTTATCTCATTAGATGAAAAATATGAATTAGTTGATTTAATAGAAGAAATAATGGACAAAAATATCGAAGTAATGAATAATGGGGGTGAGGAGATAGAATGAATAAATATACAGTTTACTTTAGTAGAGAGATGTATGGATATAAGGAATTTGAAGCAGAAAATGACGAAAAAGCAGAGGATATTGTAGAAGATATGGAAATAAATGGAAATTTTCCAGATGACTTTGATAGAGTAAAAGACGAAGGATGGATATTTGTAGATTTAGACAGACATAAAGGGGGTAGCTTAATAGAATGAGAGAGTATATTAAAACATTAACTTTCAAACTAACGGACTTTAAAAAAACACAGGAGACATATCGGGATTACAAGACCAAAGAATTTAACCAACTAATGAAAACTTGCAAAGAATCAGTGAAAGTGCATTTCAAATATCTAAATGATGATATTGCAAATGAATTTTACAACAAGAGTAGGAGATTTTTCTTCAATTCTTTAGATTTAACAAATAAGGTAGACGTAAGATTCTTAAAAACCAATATCAATCACGTGTGTCAAGAAATTAACCAAAATTTTATAGAAAGTATTGTGCATAGACCTAACAAAAACAAAATAAAATGTTTCGCAATACGCTTTTACTTGAAATACTACACTAAAATTAATCAGATAATGCACGATACATTAGAAAGTATAATGAATTTAGAGGGGGGAAATGAAAATGATAAGTAATGGAATGAGAGTGTTAAGGGAATTTGTAGAAGAATTTAGTCCAATACACGTAGGATTTATAGATGAACTAACCTATGAGGAGTTATTTGATATAGTTGCAGAAGTGGTGGAAAGTCATTACGAAGGGAGTGAGGAAGAAGATGAGAAAAATAACGAAGACAATAAAGATATGCCATTTTGATGAGTTGAATGAGGAAGCAAAGGAAAGAGCGATTAATAACGAAAGAGAAGTTACTCTTGATTATGAATGGTGGAAATGGATTTTAGAAGATTTAGTAGAACAATGTGCTAAATTAGGAGTTAAATTTGAGGTAGATGATGTTAGATTTGACTTGTGTAGGGGTGGATATTGCTATGTATTATCTGATGACCTTTCATTTGACTGGCAATCAGAAGTAAATTTACCTGCTAAATTTGGAGCATACCAAAATTATATGGGTGGCGGGATAAATGGACAGATACAGAGTGAAGAAGTAGATGAAAGTAGGATAACAGAGAGAGCACCCTATGAAAGGGCAGACATTATCATAAATAAATTGAATAGCTGTTATGCTATCTTTGAAGACACACTTGAAAGATTGTGGAAAGAGTATACAGAGATACAAACAGACGAATATCTAATAGATATCATAAAGGGGAACGATTTTGAATACACAGAGGAAGGAGAGATGTATAATGGCTAAATACAGAATTGATTGGGAACTCATAGAAACAGGACATTCTTTTATAGAAGCTGATAGTCCAGAAGAAGCAGAACGTTTAGCAGAGGAAGCAGAAATGGACTTTGGAGAATTATTAGATGTAGATAGTGATGGATGGAGAATATGGGATATAACAAAAATGGAGTAAGCTTTTAGCAGGGACTTCCCTGCTGGTTAGGGGGTGAGATATGAAAATAAACATTACCATAAGCGGTCTAAATCTTGATATTAAAATCAGAAGAAAAGTAGCTTTTAGGTATGAATATTCAAGAAAGAATGCCACTTTCAAAAACGTTACTGAGTTGCGTTCGTTCTTAAATGAATATTTGAATGAAAATATATGGGGGAAATAATTATGAGGGTAATGGACTGGGAAAACCTACAAGAAGCTATAGATTTAAAAAAAGGAGGTGAAAAAATGAATAATTTAGATTATTTAAAAAATAGAAAAGAAATTGATGATGGAAAAAAAAGAGATAAAGACCCGTTATCTATACAAGTCAGTGAATGGGAAATTGAATATCGCAAAATGAAGGCACTTGAAATTATAGCAGAGGAGTTAATAAATCTAAATAGTACTCTGAGAAGTATAACTATTACTTTAGAATATATTGAAACTGCTATTATTGGGTGAAGATAAAATAAGGGGGAGTATTTATGAAAGATGAAATATTTGGTGCAGACTTCTTTTTACCTATGTTATTAATTATCATTAAAACATTTTTCATAACTTATCCATTTGTATCAGACGAGGAATATGTACGCAATTTTTGTGATAATTTTATTGAGGTAAGTGATGAAATATTTAGTAAATTTAATTAATAAGGGGGGGGTGAGAAAAATGGATAGAGAAGAATTATTAGAAGCTTTATACGATATTGTCGAACGTGCAGACGAAGATGATTCGTATACTCTTGATGATATTGTTTTTGATTTGAACGAATTAATTAAAGATTTATGAAGCAAGGGGGGGATTAAAATTTTGCTTGAAATTGGGGAATTTATTCGTGAAAGAGACACTCGTAAAGTAGTATGGATTGAAAAAATCAATTTACGTGATGGTATGATTGAAATAGGGAGCATGGATTGTGCTATAATATGTGGCAAACCAACGTATGATAAAGAGTTTGAAATTGTTAGTATGAAAGATTTTTATGATAGGTATATAGACTTATGAAAAAAGCTTGACATTTCTTCCAATCTGTGGTATAATAGTATAAGAAAATTAAAGAACGGAAGGAAAAACAATGAAAATAGGAGATATAACAAAAGGAAGAAATATAGGAAAAGCTGAAAGCCATGATTATATGTGGACGATTTGTCCCATATGCGGAAGAAAAAGATGGGTAAAATTATATAAAGGAAATGTACCTTCTTCCAGATGTAACAGATGTAGGGGAAAGCAAGAAAGAGGCAAGGATGCTCATGCGTGGAAAGGTGGAAAAATTTATTGTACTGGGGGATACATAGCAGTCCTAGTACTACCAGATAGTCAGTTTGCTTCCATGAGAAAGAATAATGGATATGTCCCAGAACATCGTTTAGTTATGGCTAAACATTTAGGGAGACCTTTAAAAAAATGGGAAATAGTCCATCATATAAATGGGGTAAGAATAGATAATAGATTAGAAAACCTTATAATTGTAACAAATATCCAACATAACAAAATACGAGCTTATCTTGCTGAACTTTGGATTTTAGAACATTTGGATATAGTTGGAAAAGTAACAAAAAATTTCATAAAGGAGATGAAATAATGGAAATAACAAATGTACATAATTTACCAGAGACATTACATAATATTATGAGTCAAGACATTTATAAACCCAGTTATTCTAAATTAAGGGTAACAGAACTTATAGGTGCTCCGTTAGTCAAACAATTAATGATAGAACACTGGGATGAATTATCGGAAGATGTAAGTGATGGATTATGGAAAATATTAGGGACTGCTTGTCATAAGGTATTGGAAAAGGGTAGTCCAGAAAACTCTATTGGAGAAGAACGTCTATCTGTAACCATCGGAGACACAGTTATAACTGGATGCTCTGATTTGTATTTTAAGTCTGGTATCCAAGATTGGAAAGTAACTTCTGTGTTTAGTTTCTTATTAGGAGTAAAAGAAGATTGGATGGCACAATTAAACGTGTATAAGTGGCTATGGGAAAAGAATGGATTTCCGGTAAAATCACTAAAGATAAATGCAATTTTAAGAGATTGGCAACGAAGCAAAGCAAAGTATGACCCAACCTACCCACAAATACCCTTTCTAAGTTTTGACGTGCCTATGTGGAGTGATAGTGTTATAACTGAATATATCTTTGATAGGATAGCAGAACATGCTATTAAACCGGCAAGAGAGTGTAGTGATGAAGAAAAGTGGAAAAGACCAACCACTTATGCTGTGATGAAAGCGGAAAATAAGAAAGCTACAAGGGTATTAGATACACTTGAAGAAGCAAAAGCATACATAGGGGCACTTGATGAAAAGAAACAACCAGAATACAAGATAGACATACGTGAAGGGGAATGTGTTAAGTGTGAAAGTTATTGTATAGTAAAAGACTTTTGTCCTTATTATACAGGGAAGGAGAAGTAAAATGGGAATTAGAGTAAGAGATGTAGTTGATATTGTAGCATATATGAGAGAAAATCCTTTTCCAAAAAGTGCAAGTTATATATTAGATGACATGTTAGGAGATGTAACACAATCAAGCGGAGCTTTGATTGTAGCAGGAACAAAAGAACAGGCAGAATGGGTAGCAGAGTTGATAAATAAATTAATATAATAAAAAAAGGCAGAGTGCTTAAAAAACGCTCTGCCCTGAATTTAACTATTTTAGCTATTCTATTCTATATTCTCTCTCCTAAGCTCAAACTCTCTACCACAGTAAGGACACTTAATTATGCTATATTTTTGACGATTTCCGGGTGTTTCTGCCTTTAAGTCTGCTCTTGATAACACTTTAGCTTTTTCAAACCATTCCTCATGGTTTGTATCGTTCGCTTGCGAACTTGCTATATATAATTTCTCGATTGAAACTTTGGATACTTCATCCGGACTATACCCCCATTTTTCTATCCATTTTTCGTATACAATCATTAGCTTATACGCTTGCGAACGTGAAAGGTCAATCTCCGGATTATCCAAATATTCTTGCCATGTTAGACTATCAAGCTCTATATATAATCTATTATCATGTATTATCTTTAGAAATGCACCCATCTTTAAGAAATTCTTTTGTAATTCTTCTTTAGTCATAACCAATAGATTATGTATTTCCTGTGGTATATAGACTATGGGGGTCATGTCTGTGTCTTCTAATGCACCCATAGATGTTTCGTATACGCCTTCTTTATTTTTGGTTAAATCTATTGTTTTACCCATACCTATTCTCCTCTTTCTTAATTTCCTTTGTTAATTCTTTCTTTTTTTCTTGAAGTTCTGGTATAGCCCACTTTTTTATCATATTGGCTTTGACACGTAAATCATTATACCATTTTATACCACGTTTCTTTTTCATAAATTCAATAAATTCTGCCGGAGCTTTGTGTGCACTATGTATTGTTAAGGTATGGTTGCCAGCAGTAAGACATACTCCATTTTCTTCATCCCAACGTACTGAATAATTGCTCCTGCCAAAAATATGGTGGGCATTTAAGGCTTGACCTCTCCCTTGTCCATTTAGTTTCCCACACATTTCACATTTATTATTTGCTTTGAGTTTAACTAAAACACTCCATAGATTATCCAGTTCCTTAACCAAAAGTGCTCTGGGGGATTTCTTTCTCTTTCTCCTATTAACCCTTTTGAACGCACACCACGAAGGCGAGGTTGAAATTTTAAGCGATATTCCATTTTGTTTTCTTTTTGTATTGGAACATTCCGGGTAAATGCCTTCCCCTCTTTGCACATCTACCCGGTATTCACATGTTTTGCAAGTCCTATTCATTTCTACCCTCTCTTGACTATAATCTTCGCTTTTACAATTTCTCGTATGTTATATAACTTATGCATTTCTTCTAAACTCTTAAATCCACTACACCTATTAATTAGGTTATGTTGTTCAGTAATATCATGCAGTTCAAAAGTTACTTCACAATCAATATAAGCACAATTTATAATACCTAAGTATTCTTTATTCCACCCATAAATACAGAATGCCGGAAATCTAACTTTTTTAAAGTTTTCAAATCTCCCTTCGGGTTTCTTTCCGGTCATAATTATTTCAATATATGGTGTGCTTTTTACTACAGATTTCACAGGTTTCTTAGGTTTTGCAAGTGTTATTGAATTACAATAATCTAAAGTTTCATCTTTTCTCATTTTCTTATATAATTCTTCTGATACCTGAATATCTATCCATTTTTTTGCCATTATTTTCTCCTTTTACTCCTCTCCTTTAAATTTTAAAATCTCATGAAGATAGCTCATGGAATTAAACATTACCCCACAAATAGCATCTTCCATTCCATTTCTACTCTCGTACCCCCTGTGTGCACTCCACATATCCATGAAATGTCTCCACAAACTTTTCATGCACACTCTAAAATGTTCATTCAAACTTCCAAATCCTTTTTGCCAGTTATCACTATCTCTCATGCTCCCATTTGCCATTACTCTATGTTTATTCATGTAGATGGCATATCTTCGAAGGACAATCGGCGAAAAAAATCCTTCAAAATCTAATTTTCCATCTTCTGTGTCTCTCTTTCCCCCGGATTCCCACTCACGTATATCTTTATCTACTGGAACTGGTACTCTTGCCCTATCTATTGTTTTAGTCATACTTCCACCCTCAATGGATAAACGAATAGCTTACCCGCCTTTTTATCCTTTGCAACTTCTTCCTTTTTAGCAATCTCCTTTTCGATATCAGCAATTATATTACCAAAGAATGTAGTTGCTTCTTCTACATCTTTCTTTACTTCCTTAATCATTTCTGGCTTATCTCCTACTACCGTTAAAATAGCTGTTATGTTTTTTAGTACTTGTAAATCCATATCTTCCCCCTCATAATTCTGCTAATATATTATCTATGTTATCGCTGGCTGATTCCGCCCATTCTTTTATGTTATCCAGAATGTCATTTAATTCTTTGACCTCATTGTTGAGGCTTTCTATTTCTGCTTTAAGTTCTTGTATCTCCTCATACTGCTCATCAAATACATCGCTTTCTTTCATTATTAAATTCCCCCTTATTTTATTAATAGATTTAAAATACTGTCTTTTTCAAGGTTCTCTGGTGACAAATCAATATCACAGAAAAATTCTCTTTTGGAATCCAATTTCTCATGAGTGACGTTTGCTCCTGCCCTCACTAAGATATCTTTTAATTCTATACTGTTTTGATAAAAATTTGCAAGGTACTTTCTACTGTGTCCAACAAATTTTGTCCCAGATGATGTGATTGCCTTACCGATTGATGTTTCAACAAAATAGAATTTACTTCCAGTAAGTGTAGTTTTTAACAGTCCTAATATCTTTTGTTTTTGACTAATTTCAGATTGAACAACTGCAATAATTTTGTTAGGATTCACCATATGGTTTGACCTAAAATTTCCACCTAATATTGTTTCTTTGGCAACGATTATCTTAAAAGGAACTTTTACAGTCTCATCATAATTGTAGTAATTTAAGAGTATAATAAGGTTATCTTCACCTTGTCTTCTCACATAGAACAATTCTGTTGCTCCTAAAGGTTTCGGTGCGTCAGTGATATCTCCCGAAAACAAAATGCTTCCATCGTCTGTCCTATAATAAGAATCCCACCCAATTTTTCCAACACCAGAAGAAATCATAGAAAGGTCTAAATCTATTCTACTAAATCCAACATTCTCCCAATGAACTCCGACAATCATATCTTTTGGAATTGAAATATAAGTCCCAGCCGGGAAATTCCCAGTAAACTGTTTTTCTGTTGCTGGTAAACTGTAATTTATATAATCAGGAATATATATGTTTTTACCTTTAACATTCTTCTCAACGTCTTCTGCAATAGAAGCTAAAACAACGTCCAAAACTGCTTGTGCCGTAGCTTTGTTACTAAAATGGAAATCTGTGGCATATGCTTTTCCATTTCGTATGCGAAACAATATAGAGTCCACATCTTTTGTCCGATATTTTAAAGCATAAGCAAGTCTGATTTTTCTAAAAACATTGACTTTTTTTAGTTCTTTTTCTACTCTATCTAATATTGTACGATGCCCTTTTTTAATGTTAGCTGTTACTGAATTAAGATAATCTTCTGGCATAGGTACATGACATTCAACTGCCATTTTTCTCATTTTATTAATGGTAGATTTCAATTCTTGGTTAGTTCTAAAGGCAAGCCAAATAGGTTTGAATCTATAAAAAGTCTCAGCAAGTGTTTCAAGCCCATACTTCTTAGAGTAATCTTTAATGAGTTTAGCGACTTTTACATTCTTTTTCTCTTTAATTTTGTCTATCAGTTGTTTGGACTTTATTAGAAGTGTTTCATCTGTTGCTACATAAACGATATACCTTAAAAATTCGACAGGACTCACAGGGAATAAATTTAAGTACTCATATAGAATTACTTTAACTTCTTTGTTTTTGATTTTCCCAATATCTTTTTCGTCTATTTCCACAAAAAGACTTACATCTACAACATCATCTATTGTGTCCTCTTTTAAAGCTATTCCAGAATCGAGTAACTTTAATAATTTCTCCTTCAATTCCAGTCGAGTGTACCCTTTTATGACTATTAACTTTAGTTCATCTACATCCAATCCGGGAATCGTTAGTATTTCTTTTGGAATATAAACATAATCTACATCATACAGTTTTTCCAATTCAAGGTCTGGTAAATCTAATATTTTATCGGATAGATTGCTTACCCCCCAGCCTTGTTGGTCTTTTTCACGTAAGTACCCTTCTGGGTCTCTTTTACCATAAGTTGTAAGATAGTGAGCAACTTGTTCCACAATTAGTTGTTCCATATCTGTGTCTTTTACTTTTTTCCAAGACTTATGGAAAGAAGCATTGGCTTTCTCCCCTGTTATTCCAAATACTTCTTCGACTAATCTTATTAATTCGTTATAGTCGAAATAATTAGCAATCACTTCCGGAGAAAATACAAATCCTCTCTTAATTGTTGCTTCTAACAATTCTTTAGTTGGTAGTTTCTTTGCCTTTGTTCTTACTGGCAGAGCTTTAAATAATTTAATAGTAGCTTTCATCTTTCCCCCTTTTTATAAGGCGAGCAGTAGTTCAACAGCAATGATATTAGGAACTGCTTATGCCTCATGTGTTTTATTTAATAAGGCGAGTAGTATCAACAGAAGCGGGTCTCCCCGCTTTTAAAAGTAGGAACTACTTATGCCTTATGACTTATATTGTACAAGGCGAGTGATATTTTTGTGCGGGGGGTTACCCCGCTGGCTTGTGTTATAGGAATCACTTTTGCCCTATGAGTTATAAAGGCGGGTAGTATTTTTACGCCAATGTATATTTTATAGGAACTACCTGTGCCTTCGTTTTCGGCGATTTTTTTTAATCTGCTAATATTATATCACACTTTTCTCGATTTGTCAAATTTATTTTAATTTTTGTCGTGGTAGTCCATACTTTGCTGGTATTCTCTCCCAGAAACATCCTCAATACGAGAATATTCCGGGAAAAAGTGCACTTTGGTACGACCGATACTACCGTCACGATTTTTAGATATCAAGATTTCAATTTCTTCTGGTTTTTCTCCCCCAAATCTTTGTTTGTTAGCTTGTTGCAATCTATCTTTCCAATAGAGAAACAACACTATATTCGAGCATTCTTCTATTCTACCCGAATCACGTAAGTCAACTAATCGTGGCTCTCGAATTTCTTCTTTATTTCTACTTAACTGACTCACACAGATTGTCCCTAACTCATTCTGTAAAGTAATTGATTGTAATAGTTTTATATTTCTTGTTGCTGTATTATAATCTGTTTCCCCACTTAAATTTTGTATATAATCAACAAAGAGCAATTCTGGGTCGTACTTCCTGACATATTTACTTATATCATTAATATCATATATTTTTTTAATATTGATATCCCACTGTTCTCCTATTTGTCTTGCTATAAACTCTAATTCTTCTCTTTCTTCTGCACTTAATAATCCCTTTCTTAAATCCATTATATTTACAGAACCCATATTTCCTAGAATACGTCTACCTATTTCAGCTGGAAGCATTTCTGTAGAAAGGAATAAGACTTTTCTTCCCTTAATTGCTTGGTCAATCGCCATTTGAACTGCCAACCCTGATTTAGCTTGTGAAGTATATCCACCTATTGTTAATAATTCACCCTTATCAAGTCCACCTAAGTGTTTATTTAGAGCTTCGATACCAAATGTAAATTCTGTGCCTTTTATTGTGTCTGTCATGGTAGCCTCTAATATTGCTTGAAATGTTTCTTCCTTAACTTCACTATCTCCAAGTTTACCTAACTCTGTCATAGCGTCTTCTATTTCCATTTTCCCTTGTTCTACTTTTGTTAATAATTCATATTGTTTCTTTTTGCGGGATGCATGTTTAATCAACGATATATAGTGCTCTATATTTTTTATTGTTGGAACAGAATTAATTAATTGTGTTAGATATATAACACCACCTATAGCTTCTAAATTATCATCAGACCTCAATTTACTCGTTAGAGTTACTACATCCAGAGACATCCCTTCTTTAAGTAGGTCTAACATATACCCAAATATACATTGGTGTTCACTTTTACCAAAGTCTTTTTGGGTCAATGTCTCTGCCGTGACTAAAAAAGCATCCTTATCAATCAGACAGCTACCGAGACACGCTTGCTCTGCACTGGTCTCTTGCATAAAATTTTTTAATAGATTCATATTATTCCCCCTTTATTGTAATTCTTGTAAAGGCATAGCACCCCTACTTTCTGACCCTTCAACATCTATTTCGTTTACGTAACTTTCGAATTTGTTGACATTAAATAAAGTAATAGGTCTTAGATATATTTGATAGTCGGTGCCAAGCCATTTAGCACATTTAATATCAATAACAGCTTTAACATCAGTTTTTGTATAGTCTTTTAATCTTGCATTTAGAAGTTTAATAGTCTTTTGGTTATCATCCCTAAAATTTTTGCCGGTTTTTTCGTTAAGGTGTGTGATTATTTCTTTAATTTCTTCGTTAGGACATAATATACCATTAGTATTGTTCTTTAGTATTGTTCGTTGCTCTAATTCCGACTGGTGCTGTCCCTCATTCCGACCGGTCGGATTTTTCCTACTGGTTGGTTCTAATAAAAGATAATGATTAACTTTACCATCATCTTTCGTAATATATATTAATTGTTCTTCTTCTAATTTCTTTAAACTTTTTATTACTGTATCTTTATGTAATCTTGCCTGTGATGCTAATGTTGATATAGCCGGAAAACATTTTTTTGTTTCATTATTCATATGTCTCATCAAAACTGCATATACCATCATATCTGACCCGCTTAGGTTTTCATTATCAAATACATCATATCTAATCCATAAGAATCCTTTAATCAGTTGTATTTTCTCCATATTTATTCCCCTATCGCCAAAGCGATTTTCACTGCTGTATCTTTTAATTCTTCCAATGTCTGACTAGCTATTGCTTTAATTCCGAGAGATTCATACGTAATTTGTGTTCCTTTTAGTCTATCTGAAATCCATGCAAGTACTTGTGCCTTAGTTACTTCGATTAATCCGGACTTCATTAAATTAGCTTCTGTTATAACAGCAAATGCATCATCCTCATTATAAAAATAATCTACCAGCTTGTTACACCATGCAAAATAGTTCTTTAATTCTATATGCCCAGATACAATCCATTTTCCGACAGTCTTACAAGCAGACTGTTTTGCTACTATTAGGTCTTTCTTTTCCCACATTTTTCTTTCTTCTTCTTTGGTTTGTATATATCCATTTGATTTTGGTGCAGGTTTGTTGGCTTCTTTTAAATCATCTGCATCCATCACTTGTACTAGTCCTGTTGCTGGTGCAAGTTGTTCTACTGGAAAGTCTTCTACTTCTACAAATTTCTCAATGTGTTCTGCTTTTACACTTGTTTTCATCGGATATGTTCCATCCGGTTTTAGTTGCTGGGTTCTATCTGGATATTTGTCTACCTTTCCCTTAACAATAACTTTTTCTCCTTTAAGGAATCCTTCATCTATTGTTCCAATATTCACATTAACTCCTACAGTGTTTATTACGCCTTCCGGGTCATCCGATACAACAATAAACTGGTTTAATCCTTTACCATATCTTGATTGTTGTGGTTCTTTCTCAAAGATGATTTCCCCCATGATTTCGCAAGGTGTGCCTTTTGGTAAAGAATGTAGTTCTGCTATTCTATTCATTTTTTTATTCCCCCTATATTTTTTTTACATTGAAACCCCATCAATGTAATTATCCCAATTCCCTTACGATTTGCCGTGATGCACCTGTCGGGATATTCCCAATCGCTATAATATTATAGCACAAAATTTGCGATTTGTCAAATAAAAAGAGCAGAAATTTTATTCTCTACTCTTTCTCATGCGAACAAAATATACTTTTGTCTCTATTTTTTTTTAGGAATAACTACAATCCATGCCTCTGTATCGGTGGTATTCCAAAAAACTTCAACGATATAATCAAGGATTGCATTGTCCCTTGTTTCGAGATATCTTTTAATCTCAATGAGCATTTGTCTCTCTAATTCTATATCAAACTGTTTTTGGTCTAGATACGATAACCATTGTTCAATATAAAGTCTATGCTTTTCAAATACACCTTCTTCCTTCATCCTTTTAATTATCTTTTTTAAGAGTTTATATTTGACGAAAGCAAAAGTTATTAAGAGAACTAGTTTTGCTCTATCTTTTTTTACATCCCCTTCTATGCCACTGGGGGGTTTTTTGGTGTCCAAGATTTAACGTACTGAACAGCCTTATAAAATAAACTGTTATCCACTTGTGTTTCGCTCTTAGTTACCCATGCTTCAAAAGCATCAAGTGCTTTATGTGCATATGTTTCCCCAAGTGTTCCTAGTGCAGCAATTATAATCAGAATTATTTTTTCCATTATATCTCTCCTTCCATTTTAATATACTAATCTTTCATCTAAAAATTTCCATAAATCTAATACACGATTTGCCCACCCTCTAAAGTATAACTTAGCTTGTTTGTATGTAGAGTAGGTATATAATCTGCGTAATAGAAAATTATCCCAATCACCTTTTGCGATACAGGTTTCTTTAAGAAGTTTCATAGCCATGCTTCTGCCCATATTTACGGCGGTGTCGAATAGAGCTACAGCAAGTTCCGGACTATTTATATCTTCACATCCCATCTTCTTCCAGTACACTTCGTAGTATATATCTGTTGCTATTTCGAAAGCCTCTGTTTTTTTGCCATTATCTATTAATTCTTTCATTTTTAATACTGCTTCTTTGTGGCTCTTAGAACTAATACCCCAGATGGTTAGCCCACCTGTGTCATTGGGGTCGTCACTAATAAATCCTTCCCATTTTAATACTTGTGGCAAGGCTTGTTTAAATATGTTCATTATATACTCCTTTTTACCGGTGCTGAATACTTTACGAGTAACTCTCTACACAAATCTGTGGAAATTACATCTTCTTTACAATGTGTAAGTACTTCTTCTAATGCTTCTTTGTCTCCCCGACCTGCTCTTACCCATAAATCAGGTGTCATTGGATGGCTTTTAGATTCGATACCAAAGAATTGACATACGGCTCCAAGTCTATTACTATGTAAAGCAAGTTTCATTCTGGAAATATAGTACAAATCAGTATGTAACGCTTCCCTATATGTCGGAAAAGGTATCCCATGAAACTCTGCCCTACTACGTATGTAAGGAATATCAAAACGTGACGAGTACCATCCCATAGTTCTATCATATTTTTTGAATTCTTCTACGCAAGATTTTATAATTCTTTTATCATTTTTGTCTCTTGCTTCTTTTCTAGTTATTAAATCGTATTTGATGATACCAGTATCTACTTCTTTCATACACCAGCACAACATATGCGACCAATTTGCTTTCAATCCAGTTGTCTCGATGTCGAATATTCCTTGTTTTTCTTGGAAGGGTGCGTCTAGTGGTTTTTCTCTCAAAAAACAATTATAATGAGATAAGTAACTGTGAGAATGGGCTTTACAATTATGGGTTGCAAGCCATATTATATCTCTTTTTAGCAATTTATGAATGGGTATTTTTGCATTCCCTCTCATTTATTATCCCCCTTTATCTTATTTTTTAATTTTATTATTCTTTCTCTTAATTTATCATTTTCCTCTTGTAATTCTTTTAAATGTAATGTTGGATAATGAGAATGGTTAAACATGAGTTGTAAATTTTCTATTCTGTTATCTTGTTTATCCCCATTTATATGATGAACATGCTCATCTGTCGTTAGACAACGTCCTAAAAACTTAGCCATTACTAATCTATGTTCTCTAACACGATGTCCATTTTTACAAACCATTTTATAGAATGGAGAATTTAATTGTACTATCACTTGAATATATCCAGCACCGTCTTTTGTTCTTCCGCCCTTCCAGTTGGGATTTTCTTCACCTTTAAGCCAAGAGTCTTTAGGTCTATTCTTGTTTATTAACTTTGACGAACACGAACGACAAAGCGTTGTTTTTCTTTTACGAACAACTTCACGTACTTTTCCACAAGTAGGGCACACAATTTTCGTCAAAATTTTTCCCCCTTTTTTTTAAAATCTACATACATTATACCATAAATTTTATCGTTTGTCAAATTTATTTTTTGTCAACCAATTTCGTTATTGCAACTCTCAAATCACTTATTGCATGAACTAAATCATTAGAAATTGTATTGTTCAGGGCTTTAAGTACCCTAGTCTCTCTCCATAAAAGATATATACACAATGTAGCAGGGAATCCCCAATTTGCAAATATTTTTATAATTTCTAACATTACATCATCTCCTTTAATTTAATCTCTGAGTGGTATCTTCTTTAATAATTTTTTTATTTCAAATAATACTTCATTAGTTACTCTTGCCATTACATCATCTCCTTATTTATCCTTAGGTTTTCGATACTAACCTTATACTAACCCAAGTACCTACTACTGTTCCATCTCCTTCTAAGTTTTTGAAACCAACTTCACTGATATCCAAGTCGCTGAAGAACCACCTGAAATATCAACAGTACTGACTCCTGCATAAGCAACTCCCTTTAAAGTAATATAATCACTTATAGCCAAAGTTATCTCTAATTGACTAAAGTTCACTATCTCACCAGTTATAGAAGAATGCATTAATTGAGAAGTTTTTTGTGCATTATTAACAAAAAATCCTAATTCATATTTCTTATCTGCTATTACAGTTAGGTCTTTCCATTTTATTTGTCCAAACATTAAATATGTACCCGGTATCGGAGCAACAAATTTATAAGTTGATGTATCAAAATTATTTCCTATATCATAATTTTCAGTATTAATAATAATTAATACCCAAGTTGAATCTGTAATATCTAATTGGTCTGTTCCTAAATATGCCCGACATTCTGGTATTTGTCCCAATCCCTCATTTATTACCTGCCAATTAGCACCATCTGAAACTATAGTTACCTCTGCACAATAAGTATTTAACCGTGCATAGGTTAAAGTCGGAGCCCCCGTAGAATTTTCGTAATTAAGAGTTTCTGTTCCATTACCATCTAAAGTAATAAGATTATAATTTGCATCGGTTTTAATAAAATGATATCTTAATCCACTATGTCCTACTGCAGTCGGTAAAGTTAATGTGTAAACATTCTTAATTGTTACACTTGCCCCTGCTGCTTCTGCGGTTAGACTTGCAGTGGCTACGGTAAGAGTACCTGCTGCTGCTCCAGTAATGGTAAAAGTACTATTATTACCTGCATTTGCTGCACCCGTGATAGTGATTGAGTCTCCTACAGCATAACCACCAAATGCGTTAGCAACTGAAGTTATAGTATCTTCGCCTGCTCCACCATCTACAAAAGCAATATCTGTACCTGTAACTATATTCGATTTAACTAAAATTGTTCCTGCTTGTGCTACGGTTAAAGTTGCAGTAGATATTTTAGCTGTAACGGCAGTATCAAACCTTAATTTCCCTGCACCTATCTCATCACTTATCACCCCTGCTAATTCGGCAGAAGTGGTTGCGGCAAAATTAGATAGTTTATTTAAGTTAGTAGCTATTGTTCCAGTAATGGGTAAATTTACAGATGTATCTCCAGAAGGAAGTGGAGTATTTGTTATGGTATCGTTTAACCACATACGATTAGTAGGGGCTAACATAGGTGTGTCAGAATTATAACGGTTACCAATAGAAACTAAATTAGTGATAAGGTTTGCATTTTCTATAATTTTCTCTCCTGCCTTGCTTGCCACAAAAGAATTGCCTTCTAATATAAGCGAACCTATACCACCACTGGAAATATTTATAATTTCTCCACGAGAACTGGCAAAATTACATCCTTTAATAGCCAACTGTGATAGATTGAGAGCTCCACTATAAATAGTTATCAATTCAAGTCCATCGTTTGTTCCCGCAGTCAAACCCCAATCTGCGAAATGGATATCTTCCAAATTAATTATTTGAGCACCGCCTCCCAAATATATAGCTTTGCTGGTTGTGGTGACTTTTCCATTTATTAGAGTATTATTTATAGATATGTTGGTGTTATAAAGTACATTATCTAATCCATCTATATAAATTTGATAACCAGCATCTTTGGGATTTGCAAAGTAACAGTCTCTAATATGAAAATTATTTAACACGGCGTTTCTAATGCTGTAAAGACCATATTTTACGTCGTAAAAAGAACATCTTGTAAGACTCCCAGCAATAATTCCGCCAGAACCTTGACTTGTATCTGCATTATAAATAGCCTTATCGGTTATACTTGTAAAAGAAACATCTACCAATGTTAAATTACTTATTAAACTACCGATTGGAATATATATACCTACTGCCACCTCACTTATACCTAAGTTTCTTAGACTGAAATTATCTACGCTATTACCCAGAGTAAATATTGTTCCCCCAGCAGTTCCGACAAAACCAGATTTTGTAGTATATATTGTGCTTCTTATAGCACCTTCAAAAGTAACATTATTATAACTTGCAGGGATAGATAAACCACCAATAGCAATCTTATACTGTCCTACACATAAAATTTTGCTTAATTCATTATGGTTTGTTCCAATAACATTTATAGCATATTGAACTGCGGCAGTATCATCTGTTATTCCGTCTCCTTTTGCCCCCCACCATTGGGGGATAATTTCTTTAATACTTCCAGAATGCAAATGAACAACTCCTGTTCCTACGTATGCAAATATCTGCCATAACCCAGCATCAATCTGTCCATTAAAAGTAACTATTATTGCATGATAAGCCGTAACTGTCCAATAATCTGTTAAAGTATGTCCTACAATAGCTCCAAAAGTTACAGTTACTCCATTATTTAATGTTTGGGCAGCACCTGTTATCGCCACGCCTGTAGCGTCCCAAGTTGCCCCGCCATCGTCAGACCATTTAAAAGTATCATGTAAAACGGTAATATTGATTGTTAATCCAGTTCCCGTTCCAAGCGTTGCAGTTGTGGCTACGCCATTAGCTACCGTGTATCCTGAACCAGAAGTTAAAATAGAATAAGTTAAAACTACACCAACATTCACAGTTAAAACTTTACCCGTAGCTAACACCGAACCCGTGTTGACGGTAAAAGTATCATTAACCGCATAACCAGTGCCACCTACTCCTAACGTGGAAGTTTTTATACCATTTTTTCCATCTATTTGTATTTTATAAGTAAGGTCTGTAGTGCCAGTATAAGTGCCTCCAATAGTCGCATCATTTAAACCTGTTCCAGTAAAAACAGTTGAACCAAAATATTCACCATTTATTGTCCATTTACCACCACGTTCAAATTTAACACATACATTTGCAGGGACAGTAAAATTAACATCACAGATTTCGACTTCGGTTACCAATAAGGTTTTATTATTTGCACCGATAGCAGTAATGGCGTTATCGGGATTATCATAATTTGCACAGATAACGACATTGGTATAATCTGTGCCCTGAGTATGTCTCTTATCTTTATTTGCTTTTATTTCTGCATCTGCTACGTCTAAACAGTCATGAAATTTACCCATTTCAACTCCACCTGATGCTCCCAATACAGGTTTATAAAAATATTCATTTAAAGTTTTTCCCATTTAATTTCTCCTTTAACTTTCTGTCCAAGTTATTATATTTTTTGTTTCTTCTGTGTAAGGCGGAGTAGATTTATTACTAAACCATCCATAAAACCATCCATTGTAAAACCAATCAGCTATCTCCTCTATCCAAGGGATTTCATTTTTTGTTTCTTCTGTCCAGTCAGGCATGTTATTCTCCTTGCTTATATTTGAAGCGATATTTTCTAAATAACTTATCTTTAATATCGGCTTTCTTTTTAGTGATTGTTTTTTGTTTATCTTCTTCTGACATGCTTTGATATTTTGGATGTTTAATTATTTCATCAAACCATTCCAGCCATTCTTTATTGAATTTTGCATTAGCTTCTTTGTATTTGACTTCTCCGACTTCTTCTTTGAACTGTGCAAGTATCTTTCCTTGTTGGTAATCCCAATCAACTTCGGCAGAATATGTACTTATACCAATACCAACACCCTCTGCTATTAAAGCCAGTAATATGTCAGCAGATTTTGGGTCAGACTTTAGTTCATTAAACTCTTGAATTATGATAGGAACAAATAAATCTTCTAACTGACTTAATGGTGTTGGTTTTTCTCCTTGAAAGTTTCTTCCCCTAGCAAGGTCTCTAATAAATCCAGCAGCCGGTGAAAGTTTATTCTCAAAGAAGTTATAGAATACTTCTAGTCCTGTTTTAGCATTAAAAGTTTCTGCATTTAACTTTGTTATAATCCCTGTGGTACTACTTTTCATCTGTCCTTTTCCCCATGCCATAGGAATAAGTCTGGATGCAAGTGTAACCAAAGAACCCATACCACCAGTTATATCAAAACGTGTATTACCTACTTTAATTCTACCATAATCAGCACTAGTTCTATCTTCTTCTACGCTTCCCGGCAACATAGCACTTGCCATTGCAAGCACTGCTGCGGTTCCTATAACTGTTTTCAATAAATTCTTGGCTGCCTGTTTTTTGGTCCAAGGGTCTACCTTAGAATCAAAAGCATGTGCTGTAAGGAAGTCTAAATTACTTTTAAAGAAACGCATTGAGAAGAACATAACATTGATAGCATCTGCTGCACCTTCCCACATCCCCAAATGTCCTCTACCAGTTAGAGAATTAACCATTCTTCCTATACCAAGCCCAGTTGGTTCTTTACCTTGGTCTTCTGCTATCTTAGCAAAGTAGTCATAGAAATCAACTCTATTTCTTCGAGCTAATCCAGTGAAGGCTACTTCTGCTGCTAAATGCATTCTACCTACTACTGGAAGTTTTTCTAGAATATCACTATAAGGAAATTCTTCTTCCGTTACTCCTATTGCTACCTTATCCTTTAGATATCTTTCATAATTTGGTCTTGATATAATATCTGCATGAATTTCTGCCATAACATCTTTTTTATTAAGAACATTTATGATATCAAGCCATGATTGATTCGCATTGCGAAACCATATAACTGGATTAGTCCAAAATCCTTTTAAATTCTGTCTTAATAGTCCACTGTTATCAAACGTTGACTTAGCAGACTTAGCTACACCGGCTATCATCTTAATAGTTTCCCACCAATTATAAGGTTCCAACCTCTCTGCAAGCGTCATCTTTTGTGCATGTTCTTTTAATGCATTAATATAATCAATAAATGCAAAACTTGCTCTACCATAATTCATTTCCGTGGATGTTGGTTTCTCTAAATGTCCCCTTCTAGGAGAGTTTTCCATAACTAATTTAGCATCACTGGCAGTCTTAGCAAGTTTACTAATTTCTTTTGCCTGTTCAATAGTTACACCAACTCCAAGTTTTCTAGCCACTAAGTCTTCTAAAAATTTATCTAAACTCTTAGGATTTAATGCCTTATCCATTTTTTGTACTTTATCTAAAATAGTCTTACGTACTTTCTCTTTTTTAATTTGTCTAGCCCAAGTTTCTATTCCTTTTTGTTGGTTCTTTAAGAGTAACTTTTCTTCAAAATCAGCATTAACTTTATGTGCGTCTTTTTTTCCAACGTAAAGAGAAAAAATATCCCTTCTTTCCTGTGGAGTTTTATTTACTAATTCTTCCAGATTAATTTTTCCTGATTCTATTGCTTCGGAAATTGTTTTTGGAACATTCTCACTTTCTTTTCGAATATTCTCTATTACTTTTATCTTATCCTTTGCCTTGTCTCTTTTTAAATCGCCTTTATATGCTTTCTCTTGTACTTTTAGAACATCTTGAATAGCTTTAACAGGTGACAATTTATCCATCTGTGAAAGAGCCCAGATTCTTTGCCCCATAGTTGTTTCTTCTGCGAGTAGTCTGGAAGCTGTTGCTAATTCTAAAATAGTCTCTGCATCCCCATCTGCTTTTGCTTTTTCTACAACTACTCCTAAAACAAACTCTGGAAGTGTGTTTTGTGGAGCAGCTTTTTCACCCATAGCTATTGCTTTGGCTAGTTTTGGGTCAACTTTAAGTATTTCTGTAGCTCTTTTGATTTGGTCTTCTGCGGTAACTCTATCATATTCTGGTAGGTTTTCAAATCCTTCTACCATACCAGCAGCAATAGCTTTTTCTTGTAAACTAAGGGCTGCTCCCCTTGTAACTCTTTCACCAACACCTTCTTGTATGTTTAGGAATCCGGGTTCTGCTCTGTATTCTCCAAGGTATTCCCCACCTACAGATTCAACACCTTCTCCTGCTGCTGTGATATCACCTTCTACTTTTCCTGTGATTGTATCGGGAGCTAGTGGTTTTGTTTTGTATTCTTTCTGCCATTCTTCCCATATACCTTCGGGAGACATATCTTCATATTTGAATCCTTTATCCACTCCATTCAATTCTAACCATCTTTTGAAATGGCTTATAGCTTCCGGAGAATAACCTTGTTTCTTTGAAAATGCTTCCCAACCATTTTCTTTCCAATATTCAATTTCTTTCGGAGTCATTTTTTTATCTTTATTAAGTTCTTCTTTATCTACTATATCACTAATTTTTTCATATTCTTTAACAAATTCTTCCTTCGTCATTTCCCATGGTTTTTTGGGTTCTACTTTTAATTCTTCTTTGGTTACCTTAGGTTTTTCTTCATATATATCGTAATCAAATTCTTGTCCTGTATCAATTAAATCTAATATATTTTCTAATGGTTGACTTGAAGTATCATAATCATCAATATCTTTGCCTGTGGTTGTAATTGCTTCTGGCATACCATAATCACCTGTGCCCTCAGGCACTATTGGTGCTAGTGGTTCGGCTTTTCTTGGAAGTTCTTTGCTTACTGCTTTAATGGTTTTGATTGCTTCTGATACACTTGGTTTGTTTTCAATAATGTTATTAGCAACTAGTTGTTGTGCTTTTGCACTCATACCACCGAAACCTGCCAGTACTGTTACCATAGCTGCACCACCAATGGCTGCTTGTTTTGCTCTCTCAGGTAATGTTTTCCAATCTTGTGGTATACCAACAGCTTGTAGGATTGACATAGAGATTGGTTCCATTTCAACTTCTTGTGCAACTTGTAAAAGTCCGTTCACTAACCACTTAACAAGGGTAGGTGATTTGGCTATTTGTTTCGCACCCTTTTCTACTAAAATCTTACCCGGTTTACTAAGAAGACTCATAACACCACTATAAACAGGTCGTTCAGTTGCCATTTCTGCTGCACCGGTCAATGCACTAGCAAGTATTTTTGTTACATAAGGCATATCTGGTGTTGTTTGTTCTAATTCCTTTGCGGTAGAGGCAGCAGCAGTAAGTCCAAATGGTATCATTTTTCTAATATCATTCCAGTATGCAGCTACTTTAGCACCACCCATTTTTGCAACTCCCAATGCACTTATTGGTTCCATAGCTTGACCCATTACAAAAGCACCTATTACAGGTGGAGCAGCTTCTACTCCTTTTCCTATAAAACTCTTTAGTGGGTCTTTAGCTTCCCCTGCTGCACTAGCTGCTTGTTGCATTTTTTGTGAAGCATCTACTAAACCTTTTATTTGTTCTAATGCCCAGTCTTCATCTGGGTTAACACCATATTTTTCTTTAAATACTTCAAGTTTGGTTTTCATTGCTGGAAAGAATACTTTATCAATAAGTTTTTCGGTTTCATTCTTACCTTCGGCAACTAACTTACCTAATTGAAGTAGATTTGTTTGTAAAATACCAAGTCCAGACTTCAATTTTTGGGATAGAACTGTTCCCCATGTAGGGTCGTCTGTAAATTTATAATCTGGTTCTTCTATTCCTTGAACAACTTTACCCCTAGGAGTTCCACCTACAGATTTACCTGTTTTAGTATTAATATTATCAACTATCATATTAGGATGTCCTTCTAGTTTAAATTTAGAAGGAAAATGTCCTGTAGCATCTGGTTCTAATTTACCTGTTTCTTCATACAATGCTCTATAATCATAGAAATGTTTTGGGTCATCTGGGTCTGAACTTAATCCCCATTTGGTAGCCATTATTGAATATGCTTTTAGAAAATTATCTTCGAGAGTCCATGTCATAATTCTAACTCCTAATATTTCTTTGGAAATTGTTCTGGTTCAATCCACTTATCTATCCAATCACTTAATCCTTTTGCTCCTGTTTTTACATCCTCAACCCTACTTCCCCAGAAACCTTGTTTTGGTTCAGGTTCAGGAATAGGCGTTTTAACAGGTGGGTTCAAATCAATACCTATACTAGCAAAGTAAGCATCACCTCTTTGTTGGTCGGCTGCACTCATTAGTGGTCTAACTAACATCCACTTGCTTCTAAGTTCATCGGAAATTTCTTCGTCTAAATCTTTTCCGCTTTCTACATACTCATTCATTATTCCACGAGTTCCGAAGAAAACATCATCAAAACCAGCATATTTTATTTCCTCTGGGTCTACACCTATAAATGCTTTTCTACTTATATCACCTAAATTTATTCCTGTTTCTGCTTCCATATTACTCTTGAATGCTTGGAATTCTTCATCAGTTTTACTCTCTGCTAAAGCACCAAGAACATTAACTAGATTAATATAGTCAGAGGATTTTGGTTGTATTTTTTGTTCTTCTCCTGTATATACAAATCCTTTTCCAGAAGCAAAAGTTCCTTCTGCTTTTTCTCCATATTTAGCTTTTAGAGCTGGAAGATTTGGAAAATATTCTGGTTCTTCTTGTTTTGGTTGTCTATTCTTTAGAATATCAATATAAAAATTTCCTTGATTACGTGCCTTTTCAAACTTAAAACCATTGACTCTTTCTTTTATTTCTGTTAAATCTTGATAATCAGTTGCAGCATATATATTGTATAAACTATCTAGCTCTACTAGTTCTTTATCTAGTTGTTCCTTCGACATATTCCTAGAGTTTGTATATAATGTTTGGACATTATTCATCATTTCATTACTTATAGTGATAGCCCAACTTATCCTATCTCCATACTCTTGTTCTGTGATTACTCCATCTGCTCTATCTTTATCGTATCCTTTTGCTAGTTCCATTGAATTAAAGGTCATTTCTTCTGTTGCTTTATCAATCTTTGCTTTAGCTTCTTTTCTTCGTTTCCAATCAGATGTTATACCATATCCTGTGGCGAACCCAGAACTAAATGCGTTACTCATATTATCACCTCTTTCTCCCATACGCTATAGGCTTTCCTAAATCCATACTTACCACTGGCTCTTTCTACTACTTTTTCATCTCGACTATTAGTAAATACTATTTTAGAAATACCTTCTTCTTTCGCTCTTTCGCTTGCGAACTCTATAAACTCTTGTGCTAATTTTGGAAAGTGAGAATCTCTCCATTGAAATAACACAAAGAATATTAAATCTCCTAATATATCCATTGTTTTTAAAAGAACCACACATCCATTTAATTTATTATTATTATCATGACTAACATATGTTGATACGTTAGGATTACATGACATATGCATAGTTAATTTGTTACTATTTATTCTACAATTTTTTACTTTATTCAGTTCATCACATATTATAAGAAAATCCTGAATATCATTTGTTTTTGTAATCAAAATTTCTCCTTTATAATCCTAAGCAAATATTCCACTTACAGCACCTAGAATTGTTCCAAGCATATTTGCACTTCTATCTGCATTGGCTTGTTCTCTAGCATATTCTATTTCCAGTTTAGCTATTTCCACATTACCTTGATGTATTTGTTCATTTAATTCTGATGTTAATTGTTGTTGTATATACATATTGTTCTCTGCATATGCTTGATTGAGTTTTACTTTATATATATCTACATTCGCTTGAAGTCCACACAATTTAGCTTCTGCTTGTGCTCGATATGTAGTAAATCTAGCTTCTGCTTGTGTCAGATATGTAACTTCTTTGGCTCTTTCTTGTGCTCTCCATGTTTCGAGTTTAGGTGCATAGGCAAGTTGTGATTGTTCGGTCAAATATCCAAGGAATAGTCCTGCTTGACCTAAAGCGTGTTCAAAACTAGCTGCCTTCATAAGTGCAGATTTAATTTGTATATTTGTCATACTATCAGCTAATGCTCTAGTTGTAGTAGCTTTTATATTTTGTTCCTCACTAAAATACAACCCAGCGTTAGTAATTCCCCTACGTTCCATATCTTGTTGAAGTAAACGTATGTTTTCTTTCTCTCTGGTTTTCAGTATATCAAATTGTTGCTGTCTCATTAATTGCTGGGTGGCTTCGTCTATGCCTTTTCCACCCTCTTTTATGATACTGGCTATTTCCCCTGAATACATTTCCGCCCATGCTTCTTCTTCTTCACTTCTTTCATATGCTGGTGCTGGTGCTGCTTCTAATACACCTACTTGTACTTCACCTACGTCTGGTGTAGGGATAGCATTAGGGTCAAATTCTGGTATTGGTACTGGTTCATGTTTCGGAAGTGTCCAAGGTTCTTCTATAGGTTCTTCTGGTACCACTTCTTCTTCTGTTGCTGCTGTCGGTGAAGTTGTAGATGTTGGTGTTGTTATTGTTGGTGTAACTGTAGTCACTCCAACATACGGAGCCTCTGAATCAGTTCCACTTACTACAGTATTTACCGTAGGTTGGTCACTATCATCAACCGGTATATAGTCACCATAAACTTCAACTTCTTCTGCTCCTGCTAATCCTCTTTTTTTTGCCATTTATTCTCTCCTTTTCCCCCTCATCTCACACTTATATCCACTTTCACTTCTATTTGAACAGTCAAACGTGTTCTTGTAGTTGATTCAAATTTCAGTACTTTACTACCAGTTTTAGTTATATTTGATGTAATATCTAACAATTCTTGGTTTATAATTGTATTTCCATATTCTTTTCCATATGCAACTCCACCATCTTGACTGACACTAAACTTAACAATAGGTGTATTGTTTTCTTCATATATGCCATAAGTAATTCCGTGTGAATGTGCAGGAACAGTATGGGTATGTGGAATATCATGGGTATGTGTTCCCCCTGTGTGAGTATGACTACCACCTGTATGAGTATGGGCTGCAATAGTAACTGTGTGTGTATGAGTTGCACTATTAATTGATGTAGGCACGTTTACTGTACCTGCTGTTGACTTTACAAATTGATTGTTTAAGTAAGAAACTGCAACTCCACCAGCATCAGAAAATACGGGCACATCGTGTCTATGGTCTACATTTGGACTTGAACTTGTTGGAGTCTCTCCCCCACCACTTGCACTTGACACTACACCACCAGCAGCAGATGTTACTACTCCACCACTTGCACTACTTACAGCAGAACTTGCTCCACTGGTTACCGCTTCTTTCTCTGTTGCGGCTTTTGAATATGCTCTATATTTATGTATCCAATATGATACTTTAACTGATACTATTTTAACAGTCTCATCTAATATTCTAAAATACACATACATAGGGTACGAATCATCTAAGCTATCTGACGCATTTATAACGTAAGTATTACGAAAACTAGCCATATTTCTGGCAGTAATACCACCATTTAGTGTGTCATTGGCTTCTTGTAATTGGAGTTGGGCAATTTCTAGATTTTCGTTTAGTTTGTCAAAATCCTCTCTGGTTAGTTCTACTTTGTCCCCTATTATCCTTACTTCACTTTCTTGAAATTCTTCTATACCTTCTAATTCCATATTATTTTCTCCATTTCGCTGGTTCTATGCTATATACTAATTCATAGCCATGTATTTCGCAAGCGAACCTATCACTAAAGGATGGTCTAAATCCTAAGGCTCTTGCTCTTAATCCATTAGAACCAAATCCTACAAAATACCACTTTGTCGTATCTGCTGTTATTACATTAGTTATATTAGTTACTTCTATACCATAATCTAAATCGTAATTCATCGTTAATGTTGTAGCATCGGTAGATTTGATTTTAATATAAATTCCATAAAACTTCTTATAAGTATCTGGCATACCTAAATCTATAGGTTCTACATCATCATAACAAGCAATAGCTGCTGTATTATCAGTCAGTCCACTAAACACAGAATATACTTGTCCTATTGTGTTAGACCCAGCTTTTAGTGAATATGTATCTCCACCTTTATCCCATACTGAATAACAACTAAATCCTAAATTATATACACCAGTAGTTTGTGTCTCAAAATCATAGTACACTGTTTCATTAGGAACTGTACTTGCTCCTTTAGCATATGTTAATAAATATTTATCTTCATAATATACTCCACATGATAGTTTCGCATATGTTGCATTAATATTTTTCATTATATACTTAGATAATTTATAAGATAACTTTCTTCCTGCTGTACCATTAAAGTAATATATACCATCAAATCCTAAGTATACTAATATATTCTTACAACTACAAAGTGAACGTGGAGCAACACATCCTTCATTAGAAAATGCGTTCTTAAATTCATAATCCTTTGCATCAAAATTAGTCAATCTCTCTAGCGAATCATCTGTAAATACCGGTAGTGTGTGTAATTGTTCCATCATACCTGTTACTTTCTGTCCGTTCCCAGAAGGAAAATAAAGCGATGGTGGAAAGTATTCTTCTCCCACACTTGACATTTCAGAACATATTGTATTTTCATCTTCTGCTAACATAAGTCTACTTCTACGTTTAGTAATTAGGTGTGGTGTAGTTGGGGGTACATCGTGGTTTGTATGTAACTCTGTGTTTACTATTAGAACGGAATCCGCTTGTGTTAAATCTACTGTTATATCTGTATTATTTGCTACTGCCTTATCATAATAGAAAGTAGAACCACCAACAGATGTTCGATAAATTTTTCTCGAAGCAACCTTTGGGTCGGGAGAAACTACAATAGCTAGTGTAATCATATCATCAACTGTGCATGCTATATTATCACTTTCCGGAGACCCATTACTCTCAAATCCATCTGTGTCCACATAAGTATATTTTACTTTATAGTTACCTGTAGATAAACTACCCCCACCCGGTGATGTCCCTGTAGGTGCAGCAGCTGGTGGAGTGATGCCTACTATTTCATTATATGTTCCATCATATTTCCATATACCTACACTATTTACACCGTAGGTTCTGTCACCAAAATCAGTCCAATATGTATCCATATCTGTTGTGGTAGCAAAGTCTGTAGCTGCCTTCGATAATAGTGCAACACCAGCCCAAGGAGTAGTCTCGGCTATGAGATACCATTTAGTATCCCACGCTGCTAAAAATCCCTTAGTTAAAGTGTTACGTCTATAAAAACGGTGCAGACCTGTAATCTTATGAGATGTTTCCCCGATTCTCGCATTATATATAGCAAAACCTTTTCTTTTTACTAACTGTCCGTATTCGTTGAAAAACATATTATGTAAACCTTCTGCACGTCTGGGTAAATCTTTTAGTTTTAAATCACTAGGACTTAAATCATCAAGAATACGCAATATTTGTTTATCTGACATAGTGTCTCCTAACTTATCGCTAATGCTGGTTGAAATGGTTTGGTAAGTTTGTTACTTTTTTTAATATTTTCTTTTGCTGGTAATAATTGAAGATTTCCTAACGCCCAACATCTTTTAAAATCTATATGTTCTGGTTTAGTATAGTTAAATACCGATACTGGAATTTTATGGTCAATATGCAATTTACCTTTAAGGAAATCTTGCCAAGTATATCCTTTTGGTATAGTTTTTTCTAGGTATTTTTTTAATTCGGATAAAGTATAACCAACCAAATCTTCCCAATGTTGCTTTATTTTATTACCTTTAAGAGATTTTCCTATTGCAGAACTTATTCTGTGATTAATATTAACTTTTAAATCTATTCTACGTTTTATTGCTATATACTGTCTGTGATATTCTGGATTATCTTTACACCATTGTTGGTTATATTGAAAACGATATTCGGGATGTTCTTCAATCCATTTTTTTGAATACTCTAATATTTTTTCTCTATTTTCGATACGATATTGTTTTCTTTGTTTCTTAATTTCTTTTCTATTTTCAATTCGGTATCTTTCCATATATTCTTTTTTATTAATCATAATATTTTTTACATATTCAACGCGTTCACAGCATGACGAGATATCTTGCGTCTCGATGGTATCATTTTATTTGGTTGATTCCTATGTCCATGGATTATCTGATTAACCAATGCTATCCCATCCTTAAACTCTTTCATTTTCTCATAATAAAATTTCATATTTCCCTTTTTATACCAACATTGAGCCATTGCATAATCTCTTATATATGGTCTAAAAGCAATCATTCTATAATCACCAGATAAAGGTGCCACTGTATCAGCTGCTACCATAGTAGGAGTTCTTTCTATACCATAATATTTGACTGTATCTCCTGCTGTTAGTGATGGTACAAATCCTATATAATCTCCTCTACGATAATATCCTATTGGTGTAGTAGTAGATTGGTCTCTCCATGTACTACCTTTGTATTCATCTATTTCTGCTAAGGAAACTTCTGGACATGGTCTACCATTATATAAAACTCCACCTTCATCAAAGGTAATAAAATCTGAACTTAAACGTAGTTCTCTATCATTCTTTATATCTGCTGCAAGAATTACATAACTATATAATTTAGATAGAGTTCTTGTAAAAGAAGTAAACTTTTCACTTCCTTCATTAGCCCACCTTATAATCTCGGTATCTACCCAAAATTTGTTTTCAGCTGTTGACGCTTCATCTAGCAAACTTCTACAATCCGCAACAATCGCATCCACATCGGCTAGTACTGCCATATTTAATCACCTTCTTTGATATCTACAATCTTTAATTTTTCTTCTATGCGTGCTATTCTTTTTAATATCTTTTCATTCTTTACTGTTTGTATACCATTATTTTCTCTTAATACACTAATACAAACGTTTATATTTTCCATCCACACAAACATTTGTATATATTGTTCTTCTATTTTCTTAAATACTTTTTCTAAAATCATTAGTTTTTCCCCCTTTACATCAAGTCAGAAAAATTGGAATTTTCTGGTGTTACTGATTTTGGTAATTTTTTCTTATCCGCTAATCCTAAAAATGCTCTTTTTCTATCTTCTCTTGCATTATGTCCCGGCTTATATGGCACTTTCCAAGCACATTGCAAATTTACACATGGAGTAAATTGTCGTACCATTGTACCATCACATTCACATTGTATCCCTTCTTCTGAATCTTTAAAAGACATAGTCGCTTCTTTGACTAGTCCACATAGTTCGCAGCGAAAATCATAAGTAGGCATTATTTCTCCCCCTTCTTCTTTTTTGTTTTTATATGTCCCAAATAAGTTTTCCCACCTATAATACAAACATGGCGGTATTTATTACCACCTAATTTCATGGTTCTTACTTTCCCACCATTTTTTACACAATCATCAAACGCTTTTGGCATAGTTCCCCCTTAACCTATTCCGTAATACACATCTCCTGCTGTCCAATCTATATGTAATCCAGTTTCAAGTCTTAGTCCTCTGCCCGGAAAGATAACCCATTTACATAATTCATTTGCTGTAGTTTGCATGCTAAATCTTTTTGAACCAGCAGTATGTGTAGCATCTACTTCGTTATACACTGCAACAACCGTTGCAGCACTATGGTCTAATACTAACATTTTTAAGAAACATGCTTGTGTTCTTACTGTTGTATCGGCACCTATTTTTACTAAATTCATTTTTTTGCTCCTTGTATGTTTAAATAGCGGTGTTTCATACGTTAAGGTACACCGCCAAACCCTATAATTTAACTTGTTACAGTAAGAGCAGTTGTAACTGCTGTTAGAGTGGCAGGTCCACTTGCTGGTTTTGCAGCTGTCAATGTTGCAAGATTCTGTGCTATGGTACTGGCAGTTGCTTCAGCTGCTGCACCACCCGTAGATGGTTTAGTTCCTGTAGCTGCTACACCTGCGACACTATGGCGATGGTCTTCATATTTAGCTTTTATATCATCTAATTCAGCCTTAAGGGTTGCATGGTCATCATGTAATTCTTCTATTAAAGTTTCCATTGCATCAATACATGTCTTTGAAGTTGCATGGTCTAATATCAATTCATCAATTATTACTTTCTGTGCTGTAATATCAGCTAATGCAGCTATCAGTAAATCATATATTCCAAGTGGTTGCCCTACTTCTAATTTTTTTTCTATTTTTGGCATAATTTCTCCTTTACAAAAGGGGGAAATTAATCCCCCTCATTTATTTTTTAAGCACTAAATACACATGCACCACTAGCTACAACTGTACCATTAGGTAAAACGACTTGTAAGTATCTAGTATTTGCACCAGTACCATCAAGTGTAGTTGAAAATACCCCAGCAGCAGTTGATACAAATTCATAAGACTTAGTTGCTTCTATTGAATTTTGGATTCCAGAACCAACAGTAGCACTTGTAACAGTAGAAGTTGTAAGTCCAGCAG